TTGCGATATTTTGCTACTATTTTATAAGGAAAGGTTGATATATCAAAAACAACAAATGCCGAATAATCATTATTTAATCCTCTAGAAACATCAACTGTCATTATGTAAGTATGTTCATCTATTGGTTGTTCATATACATCCAATCCAGCATTTTTTTTGATTGGTTCATCATAAACTAAAGTTTTTATTTTTGCTGGATTTATTAATGTTCCAATAGAACCCAAGAACTCGCACTCAAACTCAACTTGAAACTGTTGTTCACTTGTGTTTTCTATTGTTTGTTTTTTCCATACTTCATCTCTTCCTGGAACTTCACTCCAATGAACTTCGGTAGGAACATATTGATTTTTTTTTCTTTCAGCATCATGCCAAATTTTATAAAAATGGTTCATTCCGTGAGGAGTAGAAACAATAATTAATTTGGTAGATTGCCCAGAAGATATGGTAGGATAAACAGAACTGAAAAAATCTTCAGCAATATGGTTAGGAACGAATGCAAATTCATCCAAAAAAATAATATTATAAGAACCACCACGCACCGCAGAGGCAGACGTAGAGGCAGCAAGAATCTTTGAACCATTCTCTAGTTCTAATGAACCCCTATTCCATATTAAAACCCCCTGCTGCATCCATTTAGGGAGGTTTTCGTATGCTAATTGAAGTCTTCCAAGAAGGTCTCTAGCAGTAGACGCTTTATTAGCAAGAATCGCAATATTGACATTATCATTAAATAGTGCGTAATGAAGCAAATAAGAAACGACAGTGGTAGATTTACCAGACTGTCTTGGCATTTTGCATACGTTAAATCTGTGATCATGGAAATTCTTGATAAGTTTTTCTTGAAACTTGTACATCTTAAAAGGCACAAGACCATGATCAAGTGAAACAATTTTTATATAGTTTTTCGCAAAATACACAGGATCTTTTTTACATTTTATAAATTGCTCAATTTGATCCTTGGTGAACTCTATTGGCGTATTTGCCTTTTTTAATAGAGGATTACCCAGATATTGATCGTTACTCATTATTTATTCGTTCTTAAACTGTCCTAAACCAATGCAACTTAATGTCTCTTGTTGCTTAAAATATAACTTTAAATAACACTTACAAATATTCCTAAGTGTCTCAACATCTGCACATTCGTCCAAATCTCTTGACATTTTTTCGTATTCAAATATTTTAGTTAGATTTGTCAATTCAATACTTTTTGGGTCCATTTGGTTCTCCTGTAAATAATAATGGTTTTGTTGGATCTTGTATAGAAGGATTAAATGCTAATACAATTGCATTTGGATAAACCTTTCTAACTTCTCTTGTAACTTCTGCTTTTGTAGGTCTGGTAAATTGTTGAAAGAACATTTGTGATGTAATATATTTACCTCTCCAATTTAGAAGTATAGTATAAGTTGTTCCACGAGACTGTATTCTTAAATAGTTTTCTTCAATATTTGTTTCTTCATTTTTTGTACTATTTCCCCAGTTTGCGGCACCTACTTTACGACATTTTACAAGTGCCCCAGATGCATATGCAGATGGCCAAACAGAGTATCTTGATTTTACTTTAGTATAACAAGCATCTTTGGTTCCACTACCCTTACCCTTTTTATCGGTTTCTTCATTCATTTTATTTTTAGGGGAATCTGTGGATACATATGTTGGTTTTGCAGCACCTGTTTTTTCTTGTTGTCCTGGGTCTGCTGCTCCTTTTCTTGCTGCTGCTGAAAGTCTTTCTGCTTTTGTCATACTTGCTCTTTTTGCAGAGGAAACACATTTAGGAACTCCTTCCCCAGGTTCATCACTCGCACAAGTTCCACCAGTAACTACATTAACCCATCCAGGTTTACCATCTTCCGATTTAGACTTGCCAAACCAAGCACGAAGACCTTCTTCGTTCATCTCTTTTGTTTTTTCTTTCATGGAATTAATAAAACTTCTAAAGACTGCTGCCTCTGAACTTTTACCCATTTCTTTTGCTCTTTGTTCCATAGCAACTGCTGCCTGGATTTTGTGTGCGTGAGTTTTTCCAGAGTTTTTAATTTTAGAAACTGATTGTTTTGCTGTTGCAACATCTTTAAATCCGAGACCTTGAATTGTCCCTTTAGGATTTTCATCCGTATAAAGGTCAGAGTGTTTTTTAGATCCTGCTGGTTGTCCAGGTTTTCTTGGGATTCTAGGTTCTTCACTTAAAGATAAATCAGTAGTTTCAGTTTCTTCTTTTTTAATTTTGACGCAGTTTGGGTATTTCTTACCAAACATAGTTTTCATTCCCTTTTTCTTATAACCTTTCCAACAAGCTTCTTTTACTGTTTCCTCTGGAACACAATTAGGAACCATTTTATTATCTTTCTTTTTCATTCCAACTTGCTTATAACCATCCCAACACGATTTATCTTTTTGTTCTAAAAAGTTTCCTGGATGTACGATTGCTATTGAATATTTTTTTGAGCAATCATTCATTCCGTGAACTAAACAACTTATACCTTTTTTGGTTTTGTTGCAGTTATTTTTTTGTTCTTCAACAACTACTTCACCTTTGAAATCATAAGAATTTTGAAGACCCATTTGTTTTCTTATTTCGGGAGGTTGGTTTCTATAATTAACTCTGTCGTCATATTTTTTAGCAATATTAGCAACACCACCCAAAAATGGTACATCTTTAAGTGCTTTCTGCATTCCTCCAGAAGCAGTTGTTGGTGGTGTTGAAGTTGAAGTTGCTGTAGATGTTGGAGTTGTTGTTACTGGTTTTACAGAAACAGGTTTTTTGTCTGGCGTTATTCCACTTGCATTTGATTTAATTTGCGAAGTAATAGGAGCATTTTTGTTATGTCTATTAACATCAGATTGATATAATTTTCGGTCACCAGATAATCCAAGATCCGATTGAAAACTACCGGGTATTTTAACACCTAAAACTTTCTGTACTGTTCCAGCAGTAGTATATTTAGACCCATCATCTCTTTTTTTAGTTAGACCAGCAACGACTTTACCACTTCCAGCAAAACCAGATGGTAGGCTGTAGTTATAAGAAATCTCATCAATCTGTTTAGTTTCTGTTTCATCACTATTCAAATAATCTGCCGCAGTATCAATATAATCTGCTGCCTTAGTAATTTTTGATTGCACCCAGGATTCAATATTTCCTTCTCCTTTTAATTTTTGCATTAATCTATCAATTGCACTTTGAATTACTTTAAGTTCACTTCTAGCCATTGAATGTTCGTGATCTTCGGACAAAATATAATCACAAATCATCATATCTGTCGTAAATCTCCAATTTTTAAAAGTACTATTTTTCATTTTATTTTTTACTTTATATTATTTAGAAATATCTTCTGCATTTAATCCATTCTTAAGAAGCTTTTGAAGTTCTGCAGTAGAACCAATAAAGAGTGCATTTGTAACATTCTTTGGTCCAGATTTTTCTTCTTTTTTGAGTTCTTTTACTTTTTGATGTATATCCATTAGTTTATCAGTAGAATCAGCAACACTTTTAATCAACTGTCCAAAAACTTCATATGCCCTTGGTTGTTGTCCATCTTGAGCAAGTTCCAAAAGACTTGTTGCTGCTTCTTGTCCTTTTTCAATTAAATTATAAAGAGTCCCACGAATATAATCATAATCCAATTCTGAATGATCTTTACTTTGAATGCTTCTTATTTCTTTTTTTGATTCTTTAATAATTTCTTTTGCAGTAATTGTTGCTTTAATTTCCAAAGATTCATCTATCTTATCAAAATTATTTTTCATACATCAATACCTTTAGTTGGACTATAAATTTTTCCATCACCATAGTCGTAACGATATTCACTAAATCCAAAATCATCATCCTGTTCGATTAAAGCATCATCTGCATTATTGATAATGTTTACGACCGCACCAATAATATGTGATACAATTTGGGTTTCATCTTGCCCTCTATTAACTGTAATTGTGTTTCCAGATATCTCTTTAATGTACATTTCTTCATTATCAATTTCAATGTAGTCATTCACAGAAAGTGATGCTGCACTACTTACATCAAATTTGGTAATTTTGTCATCTATATGTTCTGCCAGTGAAGTTGTATTATCATTAGTGTAATCTTGTATTGCTCTTGGTTCGGCAACATAACGAAGTTGTCTAGAAGCATTTTTTCGGTTTGTATCTGTATAATAATCGACTTGTACTTTTTTGATAAGACCTTCGGTAGAGTCAGGTATTGGTCCAAATAGATACGTTTTTGCTGTAAAATTTAAATCATAAATTATAATTCTTTTTTCGTCATATCCACTTTCGTAATTATCTTTAAAATTTATACTTCCAAGAACTATTGGAATGTCACGTTTTTCACCTATAGAAGATACTAAATCAATTGTTAAATTAAAAGATGGTTGAAAGTATGGAAGAATTTGTTCTACAATTTGAAGAGCATCATCATTATATTGAGACATAATTGAAAGTTGTATACCCAAATTATAAGGAACAGGCATAAACAGTCTATTTACTACTTTATCGTCTGTGGAACTTTTTGATTTAAAGGTTTGCATAGTAGAAATT